TGGGAGAATATTATGATTGGTACGACAAAAACCCTGAAGAATCAAAATCTCTTACAGTACAATTCACAAAACTTACAAAAGTCCGTCAAATAATTGCTGATGAAAAAATTACTCAAACTATAGAAATTGCTGAGAACATTATTGAACAAGACAAAAAAGTAATTATCTTCTGTAACTTCACAGATTCTCTAAACAAAATTTGTGAACATTTCGGAAAAACTGCAGTTAAGGTTGATGGGTCGATGTCCAAACCTGAAAGACAACATAGCGTAGACTCATTCCAAGATAATGAAAAAATCAAAGTTTTTGTTGGAAACATCAAAGCCGCTGGTGTTGGTTTGACATTGACTGCAGCAGAAGCTGTCATAATGAATGACTTATCATTTCTCCCATCAGACCACGCACAAGCTGAAGATAGAGCATATAGATACGGTCAGAAAAATAATGTGTTAGTATATTATCCAATATTCGAAAATACGATAGAAGGAATAATATATGACATATTGAATAATAAAAAACAAGTTATTGCCACAGTTATGGGAGACAACTTAAACTCATCAGATATGGCAGAAGAAATTTTAAACAGAATTAATGAAATCAGAAAATAAAGTATTTTAGCATTATTTATAGTAAATTAAAAAGCCAACAATGACTAAAATACAAGAAAAGATTCAACAACTCGAACTTAAAATTGTGGAACAAAAAGTGACGAGAGAAAAAGAGTTGTTAATTACCGAAATGAAAAAAATAGGAATAGAAAAACTACCTTACTCCTATTCAGCCCTCAAACAATTTATCGACCCTGAAACAATGGATTTCCATTACAACAAACACTACAAAGGGTATGTTGATAAATTAAATGACGCTCTATCAAAGAAAAAGTATGGTGATTTGGACTTGGAACAAATCATAAAAACAATCAGTAGGTTTGATAAAACAATCAGAAACAATGCTGGTGGAGCTTTCAATCATGCACTTTTTTGGAATATGTTGTCCCCTGAACCTAAAAAGTTGACAGGGAATTTATATAAAAAGATTACCAAAGAGTTCGGAAGTTTTGTTTCTTTCAAGAAAAAGTTTGAGGAAATTGCAAAAGAAAGATTTGGTTCAGGGTGGGTATGGTTAGTTTTAACAGGTAGAAACACTTTAAAAATTATGTCTACTCCAAATCAAGATAATCCTTTAATGAATATAGTTGAAAATGGTGGGTTTCCACTTTTGGGTTTGGACTTATGGGAACATGCATACTACTTGAAATATAAAAACAAGAGAGACGAATACATCTCAAACTTTTGGAAAGTAGTAAATTGGGACTTTGTTTCAAAACTGTATGAAATGAAAACCCAAACCAAACTTTTGGAATCTACCGAAATGAAGAAAGTAATTGAAAGTTCAAAACCTGCACAATTTTGTAGTAGTTCTGAAACTGAGTATTTCAAAGAGTTGATAAACAACAAGAGGATAAAACCAATTTATCAAAATGGAGTTACTGAAAGTTTGAAAGAAGTATTCAAAGATTTTTGGATTGAAAGTCAAGGAAAAGAAATGTCTGGATTTTATGGTATTGAATCTGATGAGGCAAGATCTGTCTTAAACAATCTTAACACAAATTTTAACACTTTTTGTTTATTAACAAAAGCGGTGAACAGACAAATCGATTTGATTGGAAAACCAAGTAAAAAATTTGATTTCTCAAAAGAAACAAATAGAACACCTGAGGAAGTTGAACGATTTACGAAAGCACTCAATCATTTCAAAAATGAAATCTTTTCCAAAGACAACGAAGAATTTATTAATATTATTAAAGTTTTACTAAAACTTTGGAAAAAGGGTGAACAGTCTGAAGATGAAGCTAGTTTAATCATAAAAAAACATTTTGGTGATAGAGTTTCTGTGACTAAAACTTCTGGTGCGGGATTAATGATTGATGCTTTTGGAGGAATTGATTTATTTATCGAACTTGATGGGAAAAAGTATAGATGTCAGGTAAAACAATTTTCTTCGATTAAACATGAAGATGGTAAAATTACTTTATTTGAAACGGGTGATGTAAAAGCATACAGAGTAAATTGGATGATATTTATTAACTACAAGACAAAAAAAGTTTTAATTTTTAAAAACGACCCAATACAGACTGAGGGTCAATATATATTCAATGAATCCTCTCTAATTTACGAAATAAATTAATATAGATATTTATAAGTATGTCAGCTATACCAGAACCAGAAAGAAGTCGGATTTATACTAGAATTAAACACCAACTTGGAGCACCTCTCAGAAGTGTTGAGTTGGAAGATGAAATGTTAGATTCCTTGATGGAATTGGCAATTGGGGATTATGAAGAATATATTCTTCAATGGTTGATTGATTCTCAGTGGGTCAACTTGGTAAATTTGAATATGAATGAAAGGTCTGTCGCAAGAGCCTTAGTCACAAGAACAATGGATTTTGAACAACAATTCAGTTATTCATATTCCAAAATAGTTGGTCTTCAAACTGAAGGCCCATGGGTTCTCAAGAAAGATTATTTCATATTGAGTGCGAACACTCAAACTTATGAAATCCCTGCTGGAAGAGAGGTGAATGAATTACTTTGGTTCTCCAATCAAGCATGGACAGCATTTGGTTTAGGTGGTTTGGGAGGATTCGGATTCGGTGGTATTGGCTTGGGAGCAAACGAAGCGGGTTACGCACAGATGGGCTATCAAGGTTCATACTTTATGATGTCAGGATTTGACTATCTAATTAGAATGCAAGAAGCCAACATCTTGAATAGAATATTGGGTGGCTCTTTAACCTACAGAATTACAGGTCTACCTGACGGAAAAAAACTCATTCATTTATACAATACACCTGGTGGAAAATTCAATTGGTCAAATTATAATCTTTATGTTGGTAAGGCTGTTTGGTATTGGTATTATGATGTAGAACCAGATAGTAGAGCGGATTGTTTGAAAAATAATCCTGACATTATCAAATTACCTACAGATGTTCCGATTGAAGAACTTACTTGGTCTGATTTGAATGTACCAGGTCAACAATGGGTTAGAAGATGGTTCACAGCATATTGTAAAGAAACTTTAGCTAGAGTAAGAGGAAAATACAGTGGTAATTTGAAAACCCCTGACAGCGAAATCGTTATGGATTATCAAAGTTTATTAACTGAGGCTAAAGATGAAAAATCGAAGTTAATAGAAGAACTAATCGGGGCTGAAGGTTGGTTGACAAGAATGAGACCTGACAAAGTAATGGAAAGAGAAGCTTTGATTGCCGAAAACCTGAATAAACAAATGAAATTTAGAGCAATGCCTCGACAAATATACGTAATCTAATTTTATGGCAATAGTAAAATCTATACCTTCTAGAAGAATAATTAAAGGGGAAGTTATTAACACTTCAGAAATTTCTGTAGTTTCAGAGACTACTTACAGAACTAATGGAGAAAGTTGTGTAATCGTGAGAGGGGTGGCGGAATCGGTCATTATTTTAGATTCAAACAACACGGATCATATTGTAGTCAAGTCAATGACAAACCTCATCATACTCCCAGACGTAGGAAAAATCGACGAAGAATATGATGAGGTTGTTGTTGATAAATTTGCTTGTATTGAATTTAGATTCGTCGGAGGTAATTGGTATATTTTATCAAGTGACGGACTTAAACAGTCATAAGTTTGTCTTCCCAACCTTCTTCAGCTAATTCATACATATAGTAAGGACTTAATCCTCTTCTCTCCCAATATTGAAGTTCAGCTTCAGTAATATCTAAGACATCTTCTTTCAATCTATCTTGGTCACCATCTGATAATGGTTGTCCATTAATTAACTCACACTGAGAAGTTGTGAAAATTCCCCTTTTATCTGGCTCATTCACAATTAGTCCATTTCTTACCTCTTCCTGAAAAACTACCATCAAAGGTTCAATTCTTTTATTGAAGGTTACAATTGCTCTTGGAACATTGTAATCGCCAGTCAGTTCAGGGTTATTGTCCAATATATCTTTATCTAGCATGTAACAATTAACAACAACACCATCAGTCACTTCTTTAGCATTTGGATTTTCAAGTTTATTAAGAGCATTCAAATCTTTCAACTGTTTTACGGTCATTTTCTGAACATCACCTTGGGAAGCCTTTGTACCATTATTTACATACATAATAACATCCCCCAAATTAACATTGAGTTTTTCCTGAATGGCAAGTTCCATATGAGCCATTCTTGACATACTATTTCCCGATTTGGTTTTTGTTGTTAATCTTTTCTTGTATTCATCGAGACTTAGTTTTACTTTAGCTCTTTGAGCAATCTTAGATAATGGAATTTTTTTGTCATAGATTTTTTGTAGATACTCATAATAGTATTCAACAAACCCTTTTCCATCTCCTTGTAGAAGCATTTTTATTCCTTTATCCAAAAACTCTTCGATGTAGATTGGAAGTTTTTTTGATTTAATACTATTACCCGTAAGTTTGATTTTCCCTTTAGCATCCATAACCGCATAATTTTTACGAGCCAAGTTAATACATGAAGGCCAAACCCCATCTGTATCTAAAGCCATTTCACCTCTCATGAATATATCGTTGTACTCCGCAACGTCAGCTTCAGGTCCTCTATATTCTTTCCCCTCTTTAACTTTCCAATTGAGACCCCTACCAATATAAACTCTGTCTTTTGCATCAATTGGTGTTGAAAAGTTCACACCGTCCGTATCCATAACAAGGGGTACATATCCTTTAGCCATGAAAAATTTTATCATCTGACGAAGATATTGTCTTCCTGTACAAGTAATTTGTTCTCCCATATACATGTCACCCCAAGCATAAACCTGAGGTGCTGAAAGGGCTCCGAACATGGAGTTAATAAAGATTTTGATTGGTAATTGTTTATTTCCGTATGACTCAGACTTTTTCTTGTCTGTCTCATAATATTGCTCCGCCAAATTTTTGTATTTGATACGTGTATCACGGAACCATTTCAACATACCTTTCATTGCACCTGTCACATCACAGTCGGGAAATACATCGTGTACCAATTGAATGGAGGGGTATAGAGAAGAGAAGTCGAGTTTAAGTACGTCCTTACTATATCCAACCTTAAGAAGTCTCGAGAGACCTCCAACGAAGTCAGTTTTAGATTCTTTCGCTGGTATTGCTAAGTTATGTTTGTAGGACCAAGCCATCATCAACATCTTCCATAAAGTTGCAGTACCCATGGTCGAAACTCTTTCATAGGTAGTTGGAATCATGGCTGCAAGTAAGAATGAACCTTGATTGAATTCTTGGTCCACTTTTAATGTTTCGTCCAAGTCATCATCTAAGTAACGTTCAACAATATCATCACCTGTTGTCTTGAGGTAAACATCAGTTCTACTCTCACAAATCTTATCGACTTTAGGATCGACTCCGACTTTTCTATAATTTCCGTTCTGTATGTTTAACCAAAACTCCTCTTTGTTACTGTATAAACTTGCAATGTCCAAATGGTCAATATACACTCGGTCTTCCGCTTGTGCGTTTATGTATTGAGTAATATACTTCAAACCCGCAGATTTGATACTTGAATTGATTGCTTGTGCTCTTCGGACAGCGTGAATAATATCAATCACGTTATACCCCCAAATTGAAGTTTGTATATATGATTCAACTTCATTTGCAAGTTTCAACATACTTTCTTTTCTTGTAAAAGAATGTTGTGGGTGTAAAGATTTACATATCTTTTTAGGGTCAAGTCCAAGTGTTTTACATCTTTCAAATATCCAATGCCAGTCAAAGTTTGCTGAATTGTATCCACCAATTATACTTGGTTTTAACTCATCGATTATTCGAAAAAATTCTGTTATAGCA